ATAATGTAGAAATACTTGACCGCATAATTGACCCTCAAAAGGCTCTCTCCAGTGCTCTAATTCACATCCGGAGTAAATAAGCATATCCCCTGGTTTTAGGTCCACTTTTATACCTTTAGGTGCACCAGGCTTATGTATACCTTTATACTCGTCTATGACGTTATTAGACCCCGTAGGATCGATAAATATAGGCCATGCATCTCCGCCTAGGTTTAGTGTGGTGGATATTTCACAACTAGGCCTATCTTTGTGTCTTTTTAAAATGTTACCTTTTTTATAAAGTCTTGTGTATGAATATGTTGGCACTAACTTAAGTCCTGTCTTTTTTTGCATTACAGATATAGTTTTAACCAATAATGTTTCCATTAACCTATCACCATATTTAGCGTAAGAACCTGGAACTTGTTGATCGTTAAAATTACCTACAAGTTTATTGCCTTCATGAGTTACACCGTTCTGTAACATCCAACTATCTGCCTCTGCTGATATTTGTAAATATCTATAAGCTATTTCGGCTACCTCTTTTGAGATGGCACCACGTATAACTTGATATTTATTTTTCTTAAAACTCATATTTGTATAAAATTATAGGATACAGATATTCTCCAATTCTTTTCACCTTTGTCTGTGTTCAAATTAATATCAACACCATGAGGTTGCCAAGATGGAAAAAATATCATTCTGCCTTCTTTAGGTTCATAGGCACATACTCTCCACAATGATTCAGGTAAGTTGTCTACACGTTTAGGCATGTGAGTATTTGGTCCTGGTCTAGGATCTTCTAAAAATAGTTTACCTGAGTTCTTTGGCACTTTAATATAATATACACCCGACCACATGGAATTAGGATGTGTATGAGTTTTATTATAGCTATATGTAGGATTAATGTTCGCCCACATATTACCAAGTCCTAATTTACCCGTGATACCGTAATCTTTATTACACTCGTATGCCATTTGAAATAATTCATCGATCAGAGGTTTGTATTCTTTTCGTTTATCCATATCTGTTTTACTGTGCCAACCAAAACCAGAATTAGTTTTATTTTCTCCTTTAGGGTCAGCCTTACGCCAAGCTTTGATATGTTTAAATAAATATTTATTTAACTCTTTTGAGTTAGGTATGTCTTTAAAATATACTGGTGTAGGAAATAATATTTTTCTATTAAGTTGATTCATTTAAACGGAGGTCCTCCAAACCACATCACCAATGATTTTCTAACCCCTTTTTTAACTGGTGCAACTTTGTGTCTTAAAAACGATGCGAAGAATATTGCTTGTCCTTGTTTCAAGGGCAGGGGTTTGTTATCTCCCATCTCTGAAAATAAAAGATCTCCACCTGTAAACTCTGATGGGTCTGATAATAAACATGTCATGGATATTTTACGTATTGGGTTTTGACCCTGTTGACCAAAAGCATTTAAATCCATGTGCCAATCATAAAAACCTTTTTTAGGGTATACAGTAAACTGTGCAGGTTCTGTAAGTCTTACACCATCAAAATAGAAATGATTTAAATTTACAATAGATAATTGATTCTCAATAACTTTATACATCTGTGGTAATTTATCAAAAGGTATCCAAGATATAGTCGTAACTCTTTTTTTAGTGTCGTGTTTACCTTTTTCTCCTCCACCAACCTTTGCCTCTTCAGGTTTACATCTATGACCCATATCAATAATCATTTTACACTGTTCTGGTGTAAACATAGGTTGTGTGGTTGTGACAACGTAAGATTGCCATGTCGGCATTCTTGGTATCATTCGTTTTGCCCCGATCCTGTTCTTGAAGATACAGGATTGTAATCAACGTCTACATTACAAACTAATGTTCTTCTTGTTTCTTTTGTTCCGTTAAATGGGTATACGCAGTGTCTCATGTCATAAGGAAAAACGTAAAAATCACCAATCTTCATGTTAGGTGAATAATCTGTTTTAGAAAATTGTCCGTTAGCTCCACCTATAATTTGTAATCTGCCATTCATAGGTTTTGATTCTGCAGAATATTCAACACCTGTATCTTTTGGTAATTTTAAAATCATCACAGAAGATAAACCTGTGTAAAGTTTACCTTGATGTATGTGCACAGGATTATACTCATGTGCTTTCATTTCATTAACCCAAATAGAATTTATATTCTTTTGTGTTGGGCCTATCTTGTTCCAATCTGTATAGTGATCAAAGATACTATGAAACCATCTCAATATGTCATCAGGTAAGAAACAATGTTGATGCATCTTGTCGTTGTTAGGACCAGAATAAAATAAAGATACTTCGTCTTGTATTTTACCCACTAATTGTTTATTTGCTTTTGGTAGTTGTTTCTTTTGTTTTTCGTAGATTTCATTTAAACCTACGAATACTTCCAGGGGGACTTGATATTTTAAAACTGTTTGACCTAAATATACAAAGTCGAATTTCATTTTAATTTTTTAGTTTTCTTACTGTCTAAAGATAATGTGTTTTCTTTTAAACCTTTTTCTAAAGCTTCTAATTGTCCTAGTACGTTAAATACTTCTGGTTGTGATGTACCTGGTGTGATTGTCTCTTTCTGTCTTTGTAATCTTAATAAATATGATTTAGCTTGGTGTGTGTTAACATCTTGGTCGTCAAAGGTATTGTCGTGAAATTCTTTTTTAAGTTTAGACCAAGTAGCAACTTCTCTCATTCTATGTTTAGCAACTAATTCCATTTGTGCTTTTGCATATAATTTTTCTTCTAGCTCAACACGTTTTAATTTTTTCTCTAATGGATCTTTTTCTTTTTTCATATCTCTTTCTAATTTTTCTATCTCTATGTCATTTTTTCTAGAATCAAAAGATAAGTGAACTAAGTTTTCAAAGTGAGTATTTTGTTCTCTAACAGATTGCCAGTATTTTGCAGCTTTAGTAGGATATTTATTATCTGACAATACAGAGAATCTCATTTCTGTTTCAGTTCTAAACATTTGCTTTTTCTTCCAAGTATCCTGAAGTTCAGGTATAAGTTTTTTAAACTCCTTAACATCCTGTTTGTCCAAAATGTTAGTTAAATACTTAGACTCAGTTTCTAATTTTTTAGCAATGTTTCTCTTTTCTTTATTCATTTCTAATCTTTATATAACCTCTTTCTATAAAAAGGTCAATACTACGATACTGTTACTGTTGATAGTGTAGCATCTGCTGAAAATTCTTCACATGATGATGATACTGCACCTGGAGGTGTAATACCGCCTATCATTATTCCTTTAACCGCTGTTCCCGTACCGATTGAACCAGCTCTTGCTGTTGCCATATTATTAATTTCAGTCCAAGATGAACCGTTCCATGCCTCTGTGTTAGCAGTATAACCTGGTCTTGCCCCACCTGCTACAAATGCACTTGCACTAGTCCCAGCAGCTCCAAGTTGAGTGCCTGCAGAATTTAAATCATTTACTTCAGTCCAGCTAGTTCCATCATATACTTCGGCGTTAGCTTTGTCGCCTCCATTTGCACCTCCTGCAATAATGGATGCCGAGCTTACTAATCCAGCACCACTAAAAGTTTTTCTAGCTGTATTTATTTCTGCTCCTTCAGACCATGATGTTCCATTCCAATATTCTGTATTGTCTGTAGTAGCTGGAGTTTCTCCACCAGCATAGTAGGTATCTCCTTGAGTTCCAATTCTACTTTGCGAACCTTGAGTTCTAGCGTCATTTAAATCTCCAACTTCTGTCCACGCTGATCCGTCCCAAGATTCAGTAACAGCAGTTCCTGGAGGAATCTGTCCTGCAAAAGCTAACGCTGCAGTTTGTGTTCCTGAACCTCCTAATGATCTTCTTAATTGATTAACATCTGTTGTTTCAGTCCATGATGTTCCATTATACGATTCAACATTAGCCACCTCTGTGGTAGTTTTACCAGCAAAAGCGAGCGCTGCCGTTTGTGAGCCTGAAGTACCCATGTTAGCTCTAGCTGTATTTAAACTTCCACCACTAGACCAAGTTGTTGCTGGTATTCCAGCCGCTTTTCCAAAACCTTTTAACGTTGTGCCTCCAGATAAAAATACATCGCCTTCTGTTAAGGTAGATGCTGTTGGGGGTGGGAAAGAAAATTCTTCTGTTGCACTTTGTTTACCAGGAGGTGCATTACCACCAAAAGCTAAAGCGGATTTATTACTAGCTCCACCACCACCTGTATTTAAATCATATCTTGCTGTTGAAAGATCTGCTACTTCAGTCCATGAAGAGCCATCCCATAATTCTGTTTTTGTAGTTAGAGGAGGTGCATCTCCAGCAAAAGCTAAAGCAGAAGTTTGTATGCCTCCTCCACCTAAATTTTGTCTGGCTGTACTTAAATCATTTACTTCAGTCCATGAAGAGCCATCCCAAGATTCAGTTGTTGCTGAGGTTCCACCTCCACCAAAAGCTAGTGTAGCCGTTGTAGTTCCATTTGTAGCACCTGCTAAATCTGATCTAGCTGTGTTTAAATCACCTGTTTCAGTCCAAGCACTTCCATCCCAAGTTTCTGTATAACCTCTATTTGATCCATCGTTACCACCAAAGATTAATGCTGCTGGTGTTGTTCCTGAACCTGACATATTTTGTCTACCAGAATTTAAATCTCCAACTTCAGTCCATGACGAACCGTCCCAACTTTCAGTGATAGCCACTACTGCTGTTGGTGTCTGACCTCCTACTGCTAACGCAGCAGTTGATAAACCTATTCCCGTGTGAGTTGATCTTGCTGTATTTAAATCTCCAACTTCAGTCCAACTACTACCATCATATAATTCATTGTTTGCAACTCTTGGGGGGAAAACTAATCCACCAAACGCTAAAGCTGCGGTTTGAATACCAGCTCCTCCTAGCTCTGATCTAGCAGTATTTAAATCTCCACCGCTAGACCAAGACCCAACATTTAATTCTGGATCGCTGTCTCTTGTTTGTACTGTTACGCCTTTTATTTCCTTATACGTTGCCATAATTAACTCGCTGTAATTGTTTTGTTAGATAATGGAGCTGCCCATTCTTCTGTTGTAGCTACTTTATTATGTCCTCCAGCTGCAATCGCACTTGCAGCACCTCCTGATGCAGGAAGAGAGGATCCGTTATATCTAGCCGTGGCCATGTTATTAATTTCAGTCCAAGAAGAACCATTCCATAATTCTGTATTTGCAGTGTTGCCTGGAGGACTGTTCGCTGGCCCAACACGACCACCAAATAATAATGCTTGAGTTTGAACACCATTTCCAAATTGTCTATCTCTTGGTGTGTTAACTTCTGCAATTTCTGTCCATGACGTTCCATCCCAACTTTCAGTATTAGTTGGCGTACTATATGGAGGTCCTTGTGTGCCAGAAGCAACGATAGCCGCTGTTTGTGTTCCTATTTCAGCCATTAAACCTCTTACATTATTCATATCACCTACCTCTGTCCACGAAGTCCCGTCCCAAGATTCGTTTAAAGCAGAATAATTAGGCGCACCGTTTACATATCCACCTGCACATAAATTTGCTGTTTGAGTGCCAGCAGACTGAGAAAGATTATCTCTACCAGCATTTAAATCATTAGCTTCAGTCCAACTTGAACCATCCCAAAGTTCTGTTTTTGCTGTAATAGGAGGAACCATACCACCAACTGCTAAAGCTGCACCGTACGCTCCACTGCCCCCTAGTTCATTTCTACCTGTGTTCATGTCATTAGTTTCCGTCCATGCTGTTCCGTTATATTGTTCTGTTTCACCTGTTCTACCTGGAGATCCAGGTGTGACACCACCAAAAGATAATGCAGCAGTTAATGAGGCACCAGCACCTGCTTGAGCATCTCTAGCCGTATTTAAATCTCCACCACTTGACCAAGTTGTTCCAGGTATATCTGTTATCGTTTCTTTAAAAGCGTTTGCTGTTGAATTAAAATATAATTGTCCTTCAGTTAATTGATTGAATGTTGAAGGTGCTGTAAATTCTTCTGTCGTTGCTACTGATGTAGTTGTATATCCACCTGCAAGAAAAGCTGCAGCTGCAGCTCCCGCTGTGCTGCCTCCTGTTTGGCCGGCTGAATAACCTCGTGCAGTAGCTAAGTCTGCAACTTCCGTCCAAGTGCTTCCATCCCAATGTTCTGTATTTGCTTTTTTTCCAGGCGGAGTATCTCCACCAAATACTATTCCTTCTGTGTATGAACCAGATCCTGATCTTGCTTCTGCCGATGTATTTACATCTGCAATCTCTGTCCATGCAGAACCATTCCATTGTTCAACCAACGCACTAGTAGAACCTGGTACTGCGCCAGCAGCTGCTATGGCTGCCGTAGATGATGTTCCCAGACTAGCTAGATAAACTCTAGCTGTATTTAAATCACTAGTTTCTGTCCAAGAGGAGCCGTTCCAAGTTTCAGTTTTAGCTTCAAAGCCGGATGACAAACCACCTGCCGTAACTGCAGCCGTTGTGGTTCCAGATCCAAAAGCACTTCGTCTACCTGTGTTCACATCTGCAATTTCAGTCCATGATGAGCCATCCCATTGTTCAACCTCTGTTTTTGCAGTAGGCCAACTTGGTGAACCAGTAGCACCTGACATGAAAAGAGTTGCTGTGTAGGTACCAACATTATTTCCACCTTGAGTTCTAGCAGTATTAAGATCTGTTGTTTCTGTCCAAGAGGAGCCGTTGTATGTTTCTGTGTTGCCCACAGTTTGATATCCGCCTGCAACTAATCCTGCAGTTTGAGTTCCTGTTCCAATACCTGAATACCTAGCAGTATTCATATTATTACTACTAGCCCAAGCTCCACCTACAAACTGAGACGCAACAGTGTCCGTCGACAGTGTTTGAACTGTAAATCCTTTTATATCCGAATACTTAGCCATAGGTTAAGGACTATGGTAAATTATATTTTACTGGTCTTGGATTGTTTTCTTTTTCATCATCCGACAATGCGTCCCAAGTAGTTTGTGCCGCTTCGATCTGACCATCAACAATAGCTTGTGCTTCGTCTTTAGTTTTAATAGCACCATCTACTTTGCCGATCCACTCATCACCGTGATGATTGTCGCCTACAACCCATACTTCGCCAGGATGACCTCTTAGGTAAAAATGTTTTCTTTCTTCGTGAGTGAAGAAATTTTTTCCCCAGTTAGTCGCTGTGCAGTATTTATATGCCATAGTTGCTTCCTCCTTTTGTGTATTTATAAATCATAATTAACTTGTTGTCACCGTTTTAATTTGAAAATCTGCCGCTGTCCATTCTTCTGTTGCAGTTTGTACAGATGGTGTTCCTCCACCAAAAGCTAATGCAGACGTAACCGAATCTCCAGCGCCTCCAACATCCCATCTAGATGTAGATAAGTTTGCTACTTCTGTCCAGCTTGTTCCATTCCAAGATTCTGTGTTAGCAGTTCCACTTCCTGGACTACCTGCAAATACTAAAGTTGAAGCGTTTGGTGCATTCATGGAAGAACCTGAACCACCTCTAGCCGTATTTAAATCTCCTACTTCTGTAAAAGATGAACCATCATATTCTTCAGTTTGTGCTTTTCCTGGATGTATACCACCTATAATTAATCCTGCAGTTTGAATTCCAGACCCTGAACCAGCTGCTCTAGCTGTGTTTAAACTTCCACCAGATGTCCAACTTGATCCATCATATTCATAAGCGTTAGCTGTATAAGGAGGTAAATCGCCACCTGCAAATAATGCTGCTGTTTGTGTTCCAAATAATATTCCATTAGCGGTAACTGCTGGTAAATTACCGCCGCTTGTCCAAGATGATCCACCAAATTCGTAAACAGCGTTTGTTCTACCAGGAGCTTCACCGCCAGCCGATAATGCTGCGGTCTGTATTCCACATCCTGCATTATGACTTGTTGCTGTAGGTAAATCACCTGTTTCTGTCCAAGAGCTTCCATCGTACGCTTCTGTTAATGCTGATTTTGCTGTTCCAGTGTAGCCACCAATTGCTAACCCAGCTGTTTTAGTTCCAGCACCACCGATGCTATCTCTAGCAGTGTTCATAGCACCACCAGATGCCCATGTTCCAATAGGAGCTCCACCTGCGTTTATATTTTTAAATTGTCCTGTTGATGAATTATAATAAAAATCTCCAACGATTGCGTTAGCATAACCTACTGCTGGATCTGTTGGTTGTATACCTGAGAAAGTCCATTCTTGAGTAGTTGCCACTGCACTTCCTGGAGGTCCATCTCCTCCAGCTATAAAACTTGATGTCTTTGAAGAATCAGCACTAGCTACTTTTGCTTGTCCTGTTGCCATGTCATTTACTTCAGTCCAAGTGCTGCCATCCCATTCTTCTGTAAGAGTTCTGACTCCTGTTCCATCTTCCCCACCAAAAAATACTACGCTTGTGTTTGAAACACCACTAGCTCCACCAGCAGATCTTGCAGTATTAATTTCTGCAACTTCTGTCCAAGAACTACCATTCCAAGATTCTACTAGATTATAATGAGGAGGTGCTCCTGCAGTTGCTAAAGCAGATGTTTGAACTCCCGCTCCTGCAATCGCCCATCTAGCAGTGTTTAAGTCATTTACTTCAGTCCATGCGCTACCATTCCAAGTTTCTGTTTGTGCTCCTTTAGTAGAACCTGGTGCGTATCTTCTACCAAAAATTATCCCAGCAGTTGTTGTTCCACAAGAACCTGGTGCACCACCACCTGCTGTATTGACCTCTGCTATTTCAGTCCAACTAGATCCGTTGTATTGTTCCACTTCATTATTATAAGGATTTTCTCCACCTAAAGCTGCGATGGATGCAGTTAGAACTCCAAAACCTGTTAACCCTCTTCTTGCAGTATTTAAATCTCCATCCTCAGACCAAGAAGTACCATTATATTCCTCAGTGGCACCTGTAACTGGATTACCACCAAAAGCTAAACCAGCAGTTAGAGTTCCAGATCCTGCTAAATCATTTCTTGCAGAGTTTAAACTACCACCACTGCCCCAAGCACCTACATAAGGATTATCTGCAATTGCTTGTGCAAATGGAACTGGATCTTCGGATCGGGTTTGAACTTGAAACCCCTTTATACCTTTATATTCAGACATCGCTATTATTTATCCTTTAATAGCCAACCTTGAGTTGAGTCCACATAAACCAATGTAAAACCTGCTCTCTCGGTTGACACTGTTAAATCTGCTGCAGAACCCTGAATGTTGTGTGAGTTTCTTCCTACTGTTAAATTGTTAGTATCAAAAGTACCTGCGTAATCTATAAAACTTATTTCATCACCGATCGTTGCTGACCCTGGTAATGTTGCTGTAAAAGCTCCTGACGTAGTATTACAAAAATATCCTTCACCAGCTGCTGCAGTGAAGCCAGAAGTTTTTACTGCTTGCCAAGATGTTCCACCAGATACCTCAGCAAAAGATAATTGACCAACACCTGATGTTCCTGATCCTGTCACTGAATCTACTTTTAAAAATCTATCTGCTGTTACGTTACCTGTAGGGAACTTTAATGTGTAAGATTGTGAAGCCGAGTGTGGAGGGGATTGTAGCTTTATTCCGTGGGAGTTGGACTCGCAGTTAAGTTGGATAGTTCCAGGGTTAGTGTTACCACCAATTTCTACAAAACCTGTTCCATTTGGCGTGGCTGTAATATTTCCGTTTGAACCATCTGTAATTGTAATCGTACCAGAGTTCGTTCCAGAGTTAGTATCTAAAACTAAATCGTATGCACCGCTTGATGTAATTGTTGGTGCAGCTGATCCTGTACCTACAACTATTTCACCAGATCCTTTTGGTGCTAAAGCCAAATCAACATTTGAGTCTCCACCCGCAGCAGCAACTTTTGGATCATTGCCTGTTGCGGCGTTTGTCATTTCAATGTGATTAACGGCAGAAGATGTGGTTTGAAATATTAATTGTTCATTTCCATTTTCATCTCTAATTCCATGATCATCATCAAAATCAATCATGAAAGAGTTAGTATCTAGGTTACCACCTAATTGTGGTGATGTATCATCAACCACATCACTTGCAGTTGATACTTCGTAAATATTTGGATTAGTTCCATCAGATGCATCTGCAAAAACTATTTTTGTAGATTTTTGTGTTGCAGAAAAAGTAACACTATTTCCTGATCCAGACACATATTTAAATTGTACTGTGTAAGAACCAGATGTTGAATTTTTTAAAATGTAAAAAGTTTGTACGTCTAAAGGTATTGTAACAATTTGATTTCCTGTAATTGTACCTGTAAATTCTATAATTCTGTGAGCAAGAACAGCTCCTGTTGATCCATCAGAAACAGATAATGCAGTTGTTTGAGCACCACCTGCAATAGACTGTGCAGAATATCCACCAGTTATTTGCTCTATAATCTGTAAGTTTGTATTTGTCTTTGTACCCCATGTACCCGCATTTTCACCAGTTGCCTGGAGTTCAATACCTAGAGGTGTAAATGTCGATGCCATATTAAGCTGCTTCTCCTGTTACGTCGTTATAGCTTGTATTTGAGCCAGTTGCAACATCCGAATAAGATGTATTCGAACCCGTTGAAATATTACTATATGACGTGTTACTGCCCGTGTCAATATCTGCATAAGCTTTAACATTTACTGCTCCTACACTAACTGTAGCTTGTTGTCCAGTTAATCCCATTACTTGATCTGCTGGAATTACTGATCCCACGGAACCTGTAAAAGATACACCAGTTAATCCTAAAGCTTGATCTGGAGCGTCTAAACTTCCAACACTTCCTGACATAGAAATACCTGTTAAATCTGCAACCGCAGAACCTAATCCTACGAGAGATCCAACACTAAATTCTGCTTGTTGACCTGTTAAAGTTACATCTTCATTTGGTGCAACAGCTGTTCCTTGTTGTGATGTAATAGAAAAACCTGTAGGAAAAACAGCAGTTCCAACAAAAGCAATTGAAGTCCCTAGTGTAGAAGTTATAGATAATCCTGTTAGAGATACGTCTTCATTTGGTGCAACAGCTGTTCCTTGTTGAACAGTTGATGATTGACCTGTTAAACCCATAACTTGATCTGCAGGTGTAATCACACCATTCGCACCAGTTATAGACTGACCTGTTAAAGATATATTTGCATCTGCAGTCGTGGTTAACGAATCCACAGTTGAATTAAATGATACTCCTGAAAGTTCAACTGTTTTTGGAATAACTGGAGATGCAGATCCAAGGGACCCTGTAAAAGAAATTCCAGTTGGAATAATAATGTTTGTACTTACTATGTCGACTGAGCCTAAAGAAGCAGAAAATGATATGCCTGTTAATGATACTGTTTCGTCAGCAAGATTACCCCACTCACCATCGTTCCATGCTTTTGCACCCCAACCTGTAGCGAGTAATGCGTCCCTGTTCCAATAAGCTTGGCCCCAGGTAAATCGACCCCAACCTGAAGAAACGTCGGACATCGACTCCTCCTTACGCTAATCTAATGATTGCGTTGGTTGCGTCTGCTGTAGGGAATTGAATTGTGAATGTTCCGTTAGTTGCAGTTTTGTCTCCACCGAAAGCTATTGCACAAACTGCATCTGTTGTACCTGATCCACCATTTGTTGTTGTGTTGTAGATCAAAGCAGCGTTTGCTGTAAACGTTGCTGAACTAAAAGTTACATCAGAAAAATCTGTAAAGGCTGTCGTTGAAGATAAAGAAACGCCTGCGTTTGTTAAAGTAGCTCCGCCTGCTGTGTATGCAGTTCCAGAAGTATTCGTAATTTCTTCAGACGTTGAATAGTCTGTAGTTGAAGCTCCTAAAGTTGCATCACTATCAAACAATGCAATTTTGAAAGTGTGTCCACCTGATGATTCAAAACTGTGTTTACCTTGTAAAAGTTCTTGTTTAAAACTCGAACATATTGCTGATGTATTTGCCATTTTTTATCTCCTATGGGTTTGCTGAGTTAATTGGTATTCTAACAGCACCATCTGTGTAGTCGTCTCTTCTACGTCTACCAACTTGCTCATTAGCAAACTTCTGTACTTCCGTTCTATACTTTTGCTCGTACAAAGTCAACATATCTGCTGGGCCTTTTAAAAAACCATACGTCTCTGCTAAACAGCAATATAATAAGCCATTAGGGAAGTTTAAGCTAATGTAATTAGTATCGTTGTCTTCTAAAAGAGCTGGAGCCACATTATAATGCACTCTAAATTTGTAATTTGTATTAGGTGTAGGGGCTAAAAATATACGTCCTGAATTAGTATCAGCTTCACCTGTGGCACCACCAAACATAGCATAATATTTTGGTTTACCTTGCGCTGCAGAGGTACCTGTAATCGGTTGATATTCTTGTAGGTAGGTTACATCTTTTTTCTCTAGCCATGTGTTAGATCCTGTGAGCACTGAACTTGAATCATAAACTTGTATACCTCTAATAAAAACAGCACCTGCTGGTGCGTTAATAGTTTCTTGTCCTGGAACTAAATTACCAGATTGTTGTTTTCTATCAGCATCGATAGGGACATCTCTAAAAATTCTATACTGTGCATTTAAAATAATATTTTCTAAAACAGAATCAGATAACACATTAGAATCAACTTCTGTGTAGCTTCTTATCTGTGTCTTTAATCCTGATGCACTTAATCCTGCCATTATGCTTGTTGTGTAACTGGTCCAGCGGACGCAGATCCACCTCCTCCTTTTTCTGTAAATGTAGCTGTTGCTCCAGCTGCAAAAGTATAATTATTATCATTTGTCACTGTAATTGTAAATCCACCTGATGCATTTATAGTAGCCGCAGGTATACCGCCTACAGCTTCTGAATCTCTAAACCTAACTGTATCACTTGTGGACCTACCATGATCAGGTTCATTGACAGAAACCGTGCCTGATCCACTTGTAGCTGTAAAAGGATTTAAAGGTAAAAGTCTTGGTGTGGCTGGTTCTGATCTATCTGGTCTAATATTACGTAAAGATATAGAATCTCCATTCATTGGCTTTGGTTCTAATTGTGGTTGTTTTGGTTCAAATTCTGATATGTGCACAAAAGATCCATTCCATTCTCTAACCATTTCTTTATATGGAAATTCTAATCCAGATCTATCTGATATTGCTTTTGCGTATTTACCTGTTGCGTATTTTGCCATTATGTTCCTGGGTAATATGCTTTTGGTGTTATGTAAGTGCTAGATGCAGATCCGTCTTCTGCTAAAGCTCTAGCTAATTCATCTTCATAAGCAAGTTTCATCGCTTGAATTAATTCTGGTTTATATTTTTGTGCTAAATAATATGCAAGTCCTGAAACCATACAAGGTACAAATCTAAAAGGGACATCAGTTGCATTAGTGTAGTCACCAATATCTTGTATTCTTTTTATAAAAAAGAAATGCATGTCTTTAGATGCGTTTGTTGAATCTGGTGTAGGATAAATATGTATTCTAACTTTATCTATAAATCTCTCTACCCAATATTGATTAGGTGTGCCTTTTGATAATTTATTAGAAAACGCTGCATAAGTAGATCTATCTACTTTTGTCATCGGGCTGTCGGCTTGTGTTGTTTGAGTTCTATTAGATCTTAGTTGTGCCTCTAATACGTCGGATATACCAAAAACACTAGCTGGATCTGTAGTGGTCGCGCTAGTTCCATCATCACTTGATCTAAAAAAATCATAATCAGATTGTCCTTCAATCAAATCTAAATTTGTAGAACCTATTTCCCAATAGTGAATGCCTCTGTTTCCCCACTCTTGAAAAAGAATATTAAGAGATCTTCTTGCAGATTTTAATTGATAACCAGCTACGTTTTGTAAACCAATACGCTCGTGTGCTTCTTCTACTATTTCATCAATAGCAAAAGTTTTATCGAACGTTGTTGTTCCCGAAGTAGTATTAGCCATTTACTATGCTCCTGTAATTGTCATGGTAACACTTCCGTCTGTGCCAGATGATTGTGTTAAAGTTGCACAAACTCCGTTTTCAAAAAGTATACCAGAACCAGGGATCATAATATCTAAACCTTCTGTTTCAAACTTATAGGTTGCTTTTAAATTACCTGATGCAGCATCTGAAGCATCACTCACATCATGTAAAAGTAAAACAGAACCTGCTTCACCTCTACCTTGAATAGAAGTAACTCTGCTTCTAGCTGCTCTTAAAACAGAAGCCGCACCTGTAGTTTTATTTAGTGTTGTTTGATCTGAATCCATATTTTCTCCTATTGGTGTGGGCGAGTGGCAAGATCCAAATCGGTCCTGCGCTTCTCACCCACATATATTTATTAACTTACTGCTGCACTAAATGGTGTAGCTAAGTTTCCTGTTCCTCCTGTAAATA